CCCATTTTTCCCACCGAGTAAATTGTAGAACTCGTACCATTAGTGTAACTAATTATCGTTCTCGTCCAAAGATAAGAACCCGCCGCAACCGTTGGAATACTACTGCTCCATGTACCCGTTGGTGCCGTGGTGCCTGATGTTGAGGCTTGATAAGTTATAGCGGTACTACTCACCCCGTTCCCGGCGTTACCGTTCATGCCGTTCGTACCCATTCTACCGACAGAATACATCGTGCTTGTCGTGTTGTCCGTGTAAGTTATGATTGTCCGGGTCCAAAGGTATTGCCCGGCTGCAACGGCGGGTACTCTACTACTCCACGTCCCGGTAGGGGTTGTAGTTCCAGAACTTGAGGCTTGATAAGCAATTGCCGTGCTTTTCACGCCCTTACCAGCTGCGCCAGTGTCTCCCTTGTCTCCGGTGGCACCATGAGTCCCGATGATCACGGGCGTGCTAGTGTATTTACTATTATCCGTGTACGTGACAATCTCGTAATTCCACAAGTACTTCTTTGTCGTTGTGGTGACTTGCATCCCGATCGTCCATCCCGACGTGGATGTTGTCACGCCACTTGCACTAGCGGAAGCGAGGTAATACTCGGTGATCGATTTAATCCCCACTCCCGTGGCTCCGGTGGCTCCATGCACCCCGATCACTCGCTTGTTCGTTTCCGCCGTCGTGCCATCCGTGTAGGTTATGATCTCGTAATTCCAAAGGTATCGATTCGTCGTCGTCGTGGATGGTACCGTGTCTGACCACGACGTGGGGGCTGTCGTGTTGCTTGACGAAACGGCGTACTTGTTCGCCACCGCTCTAACACCACGACCGATTATGCTTGTCCCAACCGGCTTCGGCCTACTCGTTTGCGGGCTTACCGATTGCGTGTACGATCCACTGGTCCACGTGTACCCGTCCGGTCTAGGAGTCCAAGTAACCGGGAAATCCGTTTTAACGTGATATTTACCACCACCACGCAAGTACAAAACAGGAGTACTAGAATACGTCATTTGCCCACAACTCACCGGGGATGACGAACAAAATTTGAACGTATCAACGTAAATTAAAGTCTGGGCATCTGTCGCTCCCCACCCGCTCGCCTGCATGTCTACATCAAAGTCCACGGAAAAACCACTGTTATGAGTACTCCAAGCCGGTTTAGTGCCGCTATTCAATGCCACCGAAACGCATATCCTGTTATATCCAATTCGTGACAACGGTGTGCCCGTGAAAGGTATCCACTTGTCCGCGTCATAAGAGGAAGCATCCAGCCACACGTCAGTTTTCCAGTAATTTTCCCCGGATTTCGCTTTCGTGACAATAAATGTTTTCTCGACGTAAACAGAAGCGGATTCAAGGTAAACACGGAAGGTACAAGATGCCGTGTCGGCGGTCATGGTGGTACACTTGACTCCATCCACGCCATTCCAAGCGAAAGTTCCTCCCGTTTCTTGTTTCGTGCCTATCGAGAATTTGCCCGCTCCTAAATCGCCCGTGGTTGATACCCCCGTTAATTTGGTCGTTCCCTTGTAAGCTGTCGCTTTCGTTGTCGCTTTCGCCAGTTCTCCCGGTAATGGATTCCCGTTGGCATCGCAAGCCACCGTGTGAGCCTCGTTGGTTAACAACACGGTACAAGCGTCTTTTCCCGCCGCCCCGGCGGCACCAGTAGCACCCATTTTCCCTATCGAGTAAGATGTACTCGTCGTGTTATCGGTGTAAGTGATAATCGTGCGAGTCCACAAGTATTGATTGGCCGACACGGAAGGGATAGTGGTTCCCCACGTCCCGGTGGGAACGGTGGTACCGTTCGTGGATGCTTGATAGGTAACGGCCGTGGATGATATTCCCTTCCCGTCCGTGCCGGGTTTTCCCGCGGCCCCGTCGGCCAACTTCGCCAGCGTGAACACGTCCGTGAAACTCTCGTCCCCGTTACAAACACACCGGAACGACCTCACGTTAGTACCGGAAGGGAATAACACCGGGTCTCCCGGCATGACATCCAACGTTTTTTTCGTGGCGTTTTCAATATTTACCCAACCCGTACCGTGTAAAAATTGCCACTGGTAGGATTCGGGGGCGATCTTCGAGGCTATCGCTGTCAATGTTATCGTTGCCGGGACCGGGATTCCCGTGAAACCGGGACCGTATTTAAACACTTGCGAGGAAGCGGTTATGTCTACTGTTTTGACTATGGCGTCTTGAATTTTTTCCTCCAACTCCTCAATAACATCAGAGAACTCCCCGTTTTTCGTGAATATTCCTACCCGGTTACTCCCGTCTAGGGCTTTACCCACTCTAATAGCCCATTTCCCCGAGAGCGTGTAACTATCCACCCCGGCGTACATCGTCATCCCGGCATCCTCCGACATCGAGGAAATAACAAGGATCCAAGAGAGATTGGGGTCCGTCCTGTGCCCGAACTGCGCCAGTTCATCCCCCACCTCCGGCACGTCAACACCGTCCCGGTCTGTTTTCGACAAATCAATATAATTCTCCCCGGTACTTGTTACAAGGTTCCAGTAATATTTTTTCTTGTCATCCCCGTACTTGTTACAACGCATCTGAGCCCCGACCGTGCAAGTATTCTTTTGTCCCTTGGAAGTTTCCATGTAACAACGCCAGTAATCGTCATATTCCTCCACCTTGTTGACCTTCATTCCTGATGGAGAATACACGTCTTGCCCTCCACGCCAAAATACCTGCGCAATGGCGAGAGCCATCACCTCCATGTAATTCCGTACCGTCAGTTTTCCGGTAGTGAAATCTTCCGTCCCAACCATGCCCGTGCCAGCACCAAGAACACCGGGAATAAAATCAGCCGTCTTAAAACTCTCCCGCAAAACTAACTTCTGAAATTCCACATCATCGAAAGTACGAAGTGCCTGATCCAAATAATCAGAAAACAGAGTTCGAAGAATCTCTACGATATCCACAAGATCCCCTCCTACACGCTTGGCCGTATTTGCCATCATGCGTTGTTCGTCCCGGATCCCGATCGCTTTGTCAAGAGCACCAAGTATATATTGTCGTAATTCCTCTAGTGTCATTTAATTAAAAGTTTGGTCAAAATGAATTGAAAATATCCTATTAGCTAAAACATTACCAATCATACCCGGGATATTATAGGATTCAGAATCAACAAACTGGATGTTAAGCTGAATACTATCAGGAGCAACACTTTGTAATAATTTCTGTTCTACTTTTTGGGCAGAAACCAAAACCTTGAAAACATCAGCATTCATCGTGAGTAACTGTACATCATCAGAAGAGAGTAAATCATTTATAAAATTTATTTCTTCAGGAGTTTTATAACCAGTATGTACCTTTATCACTTTCGTGGCTTTCACTTTTTTCGTACTCGATGAAAAATCGTGGATATCTTCATCGTATCCAGTATATTGAGCGTTAGTGTTATCATATTTGCTTTCAAGAGTTGGAGTTCCGGTTATCTCTATTCTTTCATAAGCACCATACGAATTCTTAAACTGTACCAAGTATCGATCATCAGCATCAACTGCCGGGATTAAAACAACTCGACACGCACAAATATCATCAACAAATATTTTAAAATAGTTTGAAAGAGTTCCGGCTTCAAGGAATTGTTTCCGAATTACAGGCAGGTTTAACGCGTAAGGTTTTCGGGGTGTTCCTATCGGCAAAGTTATCGCGTTCCCGGAACTATCTTCAACACGGATGATTCCATCCGGATGTATGAAATACAAGGGATAGATTTCACTTTCTCTCATGGAAATCAAATCCGATTGTGTCCGAGTGGTCAAAAAGAAATTGCCATTACGATTCAATATTTTGAACGTCTCTAAAATATTTACATCTACAAATTTTCTCAACTCGCTTTTAGAAGCCCCTCCGGTAAAACATTCTCCGGAGAGTGTTACCGTCGTTCCGCTTTGTCCTCTCACGGTAACATTATAATCCGTGGTCATTTCCGGGAGTGCAACTAACAAATCTGCAGACTCTACAATTCGAGAAGTTAAAAGCATTTTCAATACTTCATCTATACGAAATTCAATATTACCATTCGTATCTGGGATACCCGATGTAGAAAAAATTTCCTTGTTGTCATGTTTGACACACACCTGAACATATTTCTCCCCGGAAGCGGTCACTTTAACCAATATCGGGTTTCCAGTCATAGCCATACCGGGCGGTAAAATTTCTGCTGTCATAACAAATATAATTTTACTTCAACGACCTGTGTATCATGTGTAAAATAGCTTTTAGAACAATTTTGCTCTAAAAAAAATTTCCGTTCCGGGGTAGGAGCCAATAAAAAGCGATAAAATGCTTCCTCTGAAGCCGTAGGAAATTGTTCTTTATATCGCTCGAACAATAATCCCACATTATTGATAGTCGGTGCCGTAAGGATCGTTGCCATATCGTATTATTTTATCTCGAAAATACGACGTGACAACAAGGAGAGAAAGGACAAACTAATCTTGGTACTCTCGAAGAGTCCTGAACACGGCTTCTGTTATTTCAAATTTATCAATCCCGATTTTACACTTTATCCGTTCTATAAGAACAGGTTGATTGAATAACAACTTAGGTGTGCATATATTTAGCATCTGCAATTGACTCAGTGTTAGGTTCAAGTTACAATATATCGTTTGATTGGAACTCTGAATCATCATATCATATTTTCTCCAGAATCTCTCGTATAAACCATCCTCCCCGGCAATCCTTAAACTCCAATTCCCCCATATTTCACCCGGATAATCATACTTAACGGTTGTTCCCATGCTAATCAATGTTCCAGAATTTTTCTCTTTCTGTAATTCCGGGACCTTAAAACAGAACATCATTTTTATATCCGCGGTTGTTTTGCTACTATCAATGTCGTCCCCCTCTTTCACTAAACTCGAGTTCAAGAGGATTATCTCGGGAACCGTTGGCACATAGAAAAAATTATAAACATCGTTACCGTCACTTTTTGTCATTTTAATTCTATTCCGAAACATGGGTAGTTGTTCGTCATCAGACGCGTATTCTACCATCATTTTATTTTTCGATGAATAGTAATTGAAATAGGGAGAAAATCGTTGTAAGCTTGCCGCAATATGACCTTCCGCATAGTATCTCCTGTAAATAGTATTTTCCGGGGCTACATAATACAATTTCCCGTTCGTTTGAATCCCGTAATCATTCTTCAATAAAGTTATCTCCCCGTACTTCGCCACTAGATCAGACAATAACTCACACGGAGGTGCTGCCGATGTAATGGATGTCTTTGCCGAAATCTTGAGTTGTTCGTTATCGTGCCACTCGATTCTAGGCAATTCTGCCGCGAATCGTGTAAGATCCACGTCAGGCTCCCGAGAGATGTTGTCATCGATCAAGGTTACCGATATCGTTTTCTTTGTATCATCACAAATAAATACCAGACCGAATTTTTTCTGAAGGGCTAAAATAAAATCACTGACATTACAAGTTGGCAGGAGTTGCGTGTAATCAAGCACTCCACCAACAATCGCATCCGCCACGTTATTCACTAGTACAAGTTGTTTGAACGACACATCAGACTCGAACACGGACTCCCCAACGGAATATCCAAAATGTTCAATTATTTTCTTTATCACAAATGATACTTTCAAGAATGGAGTTATCCCGAAACCAAACGGGACATCAACCATCGTGCCATCTATTTCAATCTGGGAAGTGCTTTGGTCCCAAAGAGAGACTGCTTTCGTGTCCGGATCTATTCTTATCTTATTCAACCATATTCCGGAAGTATACTTTTTCCCGTCAAACCCTGCAACCACCGGGAATAAATGAAAATCATCCACACGACGGTTAAACATCACGTCACTACAAAGATTAAATAATTCCCGAACCGTTCCCGTGCGGGTTCCACCATAATTCACCGCCCCCATCTGCACGTCTTTTATTTTCTCGTAAAAAATAGCCTCGTCCATGTAAAATGTTGTCACGATTTTATCTTTCTCGTTTGCTTTCAATACAGCCTGTGTCGCTCTCTTTTGAAATGTTCCGGCACGAAGAAGAACGTTTCTTTTTATCAAGTACTTTTTCGCCCGGTCAAAACGTTGTGGATAATCCAACAGTTTTAGATTGCGGGTGGTGTAAGGTAAGGTTCCCGGAGCTGTTTGTGAACCTACCTCTGACAGCATTGGATTTATAAACTCGAAATCAAAAGAATAATCTGCAGGAACATCAAAATGCTCCCCTTGTTCCGTAATTATCTCCATATTATGATTTTTTTATTGTTCCAATTGCTCGAGCATCATCTCTCAATTTTCTTTGCGCGTCAAATTCGTCCAACCCAACATAAGCCTTAATCCCGTACTCTTGAAGATACGCTAGTATCGCACTCAATTTATTAAAGATTTCGAATAAACGAGGATCATCGGCGTCGGAAGAAGGGACTACATTATCAACAGCATCATAATTTCCGGTAGCTCTTTGTTTTACAACACCCGCACGAACATCGTTGATCGCCGATACGATATACGGGTAATTCACGTGTTTCTTTAGCAATTGAAGATCCGGACTGGACACGATCAATTCTTCCCCTTGTTCTGCCACTAGAGTTGGCTTCCGAACGATGCCCGTCGTCGGCTCTCCCACGTACTCAACATCACGATAAAGTCTACCGTCTTCTTCACCAATAACATCATATTTTCCTGTGGCACGCTGGTTCACAACAAGTCTACCAGAATTAGAATCATTATCATTCATGTCTTGATTCGCATTCTTCGAAGCCGGTTTCTTAATAACACCTTTCACTGCCGCAAATGCAGCATTTATCAAAGCAATTTCGGCTGCAGCTTTTGCCAATCCCCATACCCCTAGTTCTTTTACATTTCTAATAGTTGTTTCAGCGATAGCCAATGTTACCATTTGCCGCAACGCATCAAGTGCAAGCAATAAAATTTCTCCGAGAGCATCCGCAACAGACTTTTCTGTATCTGTCAGTGTCTCTCCCAAAATTGTACCCACATCTCCTGCAAAATCGAGCATCATCTGGGTTCGTTTTTTTAAAGAATTTTGTTCTTTCTCTGAGGTTTTCTTATCAATTTCAATACGTTTATTCATCTGCTGTTCACGCAATTTCGTGATTTGCTCCTCAGACAAACCATTTATCCGAAGTTTTTCATCTAGAAAACGTTGTTCAAGTTCAAGTAATTGATTTTGATATTCCTCTTGCGTGAGTTGCTGATCCGCAAATTTCTCCAATACCCGAATTTTCTCTTGCTCATATTCTCGATCTTTCTTGGCGATCTCCTCTGTAGCCTTGGAAGTAGCTTGCTCTTCCTCTTTTTTTTGTAATTCTTTCTGTAGTTCATCCTTTTGTTGCTGCAAACGAAGTGTATATTCTTGTTCTGTAAGAAGCCCTCTCTCTTTACTCTCGACAAGCAGTCTTTCTCTTTCCTTGTACTTTAACCGGATATCATCTAACTCTTTAGCTGATTTCGATAGGGCATCTACTCGCAATTTTTCAGTAAGTTCCTTAACTTTTTTCTCTTCTTCTCCCTGCACCTTCAACTTTGCGGCAAGAAGAGCCTGATTAATTTCATCCCGCTTTTCCTTCTCAAGTCCATGAATCTCAAGTTTCCGATTCAACGACTCAAGTTCTAATTCCTCCATTTTTTTATTGAAGTTCTTTTCGTCAATCTCTTTATCCAAACGAGATTGAATCAAACTGGCTTTCTCGGAGGCAATGGCTCGATCAACAGCCTCGATCTTCTTTTTCAAGATATCTGCCACTCTTTTTTTCTCCTCATTCGCAAATTCGTTACGAGTCGAATTCATTTGCTCGGTTAATTCCCGAGAACGATCGTAGTACTGTTTCTCCGCTTGAAAGGTTGCGGCTCGCATTTCCGCAAGTTTTTGTTCTGTTTCCGCAGTATTGTCGGCACGGGCAGCTTCAGCCTCGGCAATACGCAATCGTTCTTTTGCATTGGTATATTCCCGGTCAGCCATCTCCTGCTCCAACTTAATCGCTTCCTCAATTTTCGCAAGTCGCTGATCCGAGGTAAACAAATCCTTTCGCTTTGCTTCTGTTCGAAGTTTGGAAACTTTCATTTCCGCTTCAGCATTCTCCACGAGAGTTTCTCTTTCCTTTTTAGCTAGTACCTGTTTCGATTTCTCCAATTCGATAGCTTCCCGTTCATAATCATTTATCTCTTTAAAATATTTACCCACGATAGGAAGTTTCTCCGATACAGTCCTTACAAATTCAATAATAGTTGCGATAAAATCAAGAAGACCAATTACAACTTTTTGCACGACATTCAAAATTGCATCCATTGTTGCCCTCAATGGAGCCAAGATCGCATTTAATTTATTCGTAGCCTCCTCGCTCGTACTGATAGCCTTATAAAGAGCCATGAAAATAGCCGCAACAGCTGCAATAACTGCAATTATCGGATTCGCAAGTAAGGTAAGAAATGCCTTATGGATTCCCATCACGCCCTTGGTAACGGCACCTGCCGGACCGGGAATATTTTGCAACTGGGTTGAAAGTGATTGTCCAGAACTACGTAATTCTCCCATACGTCCTCTTACTGTCTCAAGTTGTTTCTGCAGATCGGCATATCCTTTAGGATCGGTAGCCTGAACCGTTCGATCCAATTGTGTTTGTAACTCCTTCGCTTCCTTTCGGAGTTGAACCATCGTTTTCTCGTTCAAGGATAAGGATTTCTCATGCTCCTCGATCTTTTTCTTATTCTCATTAATGGCAGTAGTATTAGCTTTTATCGTGGCTTCAAGCTGTTTATATTCCTCTGAATTTTTCTCTCCTTGTGCCTTGAGTTCTGCCATACGGGTTTTAGCAGCCTTCGTGGAAGAAGCAAGTTTCATGTTCTCGTCATTCAACTTTTGGATGTTGGCAGCCGCTCCTGATACCCCGATATTTATCTGCAGGTTAATATTATCGTCCTTCAATCCCATGTTACCTGTTGTTTAGCTGATCCATAGATTCTTTTATCATGTTTATTGCTTGCTCGTTGAATGCTTCCCGGTAAGCAAGTCTCAAGCGCAAATGGGTGTCATTATAAACCCGACCGAACACGATCCGATTGTAAAGATGTAAACCTTTTTTCCGGGTTGCCACCCAAGGCATATCGATAAAACGCAGGTATTTCACATACCGCATGGTGAGCCGAGTTCCTTCACCCAGTTGGGTTACAGAAAAATGTCCCCGCAAACTTTTACGTAATTCTCCGGAGTCATCATTCAACCCCCAATCATCCGCAGCCTCCATCTGCAACCCCTTGATTACCTCGGCTTCCTCCGCAAGAATTTTATCGACAAATTTCGGTTTTACATACTTCTTTATTCCCATTTTCTATACATTTTAAGCTAATGTATTTCCAAGAAAACGGGATAGAAAGGACAAAAAAGCCCGCCACGAGAATGGCAGGCTTCCCCTCTAAAGTTGTAAAAGTTTCAGAGATGCCCTATAACAAGAGCTATTTTATATTTTCCACAGCGGTTCATCTTCCCAATCTGTTGGGAAACCCATTGCCGCAATATCAACTGTCGAATATTTTTCCATTAATGCACACAATTTACTCTTTAATCCTGTATAATTAGGAGAAACAGAAAAAAGCAAATAACGCAGAATACAAATCCGATAATATACTTTTTGAGGATTAACCTTCGAAATATCTCTCAACCATGGATATATCGGTACAGGAGGTGCAGATGGTGTAATAGCGATATCACGATTCCATAAACGACTATGATGCCCACACATATTTCGAAGATTCCCAATTGAAATAAGCCATGACTTCAAGGTATCCCCATTAAGTCTAAACTTCTGGGCTATACGTTTTCTTAAAGTCATACTTTTAATATTATAATACAAATTACACAAAGTTCCTAATGGAATAATCTCTGCGATCATCCATGCCGGAGGAAAAGGATTCGAATATTTATATTTAAAATGAACTATAAAATCTTCTTTGGAATTGGATAATTCCGTTTTTATCAATTCTAGTGTAGTATCAAACCTTACCGGATTAAAAAAGTTTGACTTATTCGTCATCCAAAAAATATCTCCAAAAAAGTTACACCCTTCGTTCACGATACAACTCCTAACAGCAATCTCAATTTTTTCTATCTCATTAAAAAGTAACAATCGCAACTTACGATCAAAACGATACATATCAAGAACCTTTTTAAAAGTTGCTTCCGGCTTATAGATATGTTCTTCTTTAGGTACCTTTAGCAAGGGATAGAAATACGCGCTTAATCGGAAATAACCAATATTCGTCAAATAACTAATTGCCTTTTTCTCATCTTCAATTTTAAGCCCTCGACTTTTCAGTAAGGCGACATGATCTTCGGGAGTACAATATGGCTTTTTATATTTTTCTGACATACACGCTATAATAAAAAAAACGACCTGCCAATTTAGGCATTGTTTCACAACAACTAGGCCCGGCAGGTTCTACATCACAAATGTAGAACAATTTTACTTACTATCAAAATGTTTGCAGAAAAATAATCCAATCACGAAATTCAATTTGACAATTTTTTTATCATTTCAAGTAAAGCTAAACTCCTCGACAGCGTCAAATTATCAATCAACCCCAGTTCTTTTAGGACAGCAAGTAAATACGGCATATTATCCCGGATTTCTTTCCGGGGTACCCCGTCGCAGAAATTAAAAAGCATGGCGGCTAACCCGGCAGGTATAGCAGCATTGGCAGAAGCAAATATATAGCAAACGTCTTGGATATAACACACGTAGAAATACAACATAGAATTGCAAGCAATCCGGTTCTCCGGCACTTGAAATGCCACGGGCATTGCAGGTAAAGATTCTCCCAGCTCCACCAAGTAATTATAACGATCCGCCCATTCCGGTAGCAGCAAGAAAGTCTCTTTTAAAGCGTCAATTTTCTCTTTCATATTACGGTCTGTTTACGAATAAATGAAGCCGCCCAACCGCCATGGCCGAAAAACAATGACGGGTCCAATGGCATGACTTGTATTGGCGACGTGGCAAACTCCAACACACCACAATTTTTACTCTCTTCCTGCATATCCGTCAGGATCAACTGCATTAATTCGAGTCCCCGCTGCATTTTCATTGCCTCGTTCAACATATCGTTGTTTGCCTCGTTCAATTCGCAAGCTACCGAAACGGATAAACCAACCTCGTTGCGTGTTACCCCGTTTGCTGTCAGTACTTTTATATCTCCATACTCGATAAAAAGCATGAAGTTCCGGGAATTCTTTACCCGGTCCGATACCAGCTTGTTGTTCACGGAAACCACGAACGAATCAAAGTCCGGAAGGGCCTGCACTTCCGAAATATTTAACACATCCACTTTTACTTCCTCGTACCCGGCAAAACGGGCATTTTGAGGCTGCTTCAACATTTCTTTCCGTACCCGAACCGGGACGAAGCGAGCGAAATAAATAATCAAATCTTGAATTATCGTTGTACTTATCATGACAGTTGTTCAATTACAGCGTAAGATAATTTTGTAGCCTTGGCGATATCATCCAGTGTCGCCCCTCCACCTCGGGCATCCGAGATCATTTTTTTCAACGCCTTCACCTGCATATCAAAATAATCAACAACCGATACCCGCTCCATTTCGGCGGTCGTACCGAAACCGACAAGCGAAAGGGACATGATCGTTTCAGTCATACCAAGGTTGATTTTTTCATTTTGCTCCCCGGTACCGGAAAACAACACCCGGTAAATAGCGTGTTCGGTGAAGTATCGCACGATCCCGGTAAACCATATCATCACGGCATAACGAACCGGGTAAGATACTCTCTCGAAATGCTTGTAGTGTCGTGATGAAATATTGCGGCTATGCAGCGAGTACCGGGGATAAAGAATCGCACACAACGCGTTCAAGCATTCTTCCGAATGACTTTCCGCGAATGCTTTCACGATATCGAAGGCATCCGAGAACTCCCGTGCCGTGATATCCGTCCGGATAATAATCCCCACGTCAAACTGTTTTCCGACATACCTACGTAATCGAGGACGGATCCAAGGAATCGGGTTACGATTGAAACAATTATTCACTTCCCAACCGTCACGCCCTTCTCGCAACGGGAACTTAATTTGTTCCGAGAGTATAACCAAATTCGAATTAATTATCTCCCGCCGCTCGGCAATTGCCGACAAGTCGGGGAAATGGATACATCGCCATTCCCCGAGCAATGTCAGCATCGCACGAAATCTAAAACGGCCAAACACATATAGAGTAAAATATTTCACGAATACACAACATAACTTCAGCCGGAACTTCAATACCTGCCATCTTTGTATTCTGGCATCCGACCCCGGTTTGTACCCCGTGTATAACAGTAACAAGGCTAACCTGAACTCGTTAATCTTTATTTGCCGCCCAAGCAATTCAAGTAACTTCACGATAGTAAAAATAAATTGTTTCGTGCTTAAGTCTTCCCATGCTGACGGCAAAACAATCTTTTTGCGTTTCCCTTGTATCTCTATCATACCACCATAAATTTATCATCCCCGGTAACTGGGAACGGGTTATCGTATATATTACTTTCTGATTTCCTGCCGTTCGAGATCGCCAAATCCAGATCATTCCAGTACCGGATCGCCTGTTCCTCGAATTGCCGGGACACGGATTCCCGGATATGTGTTTCAGCTTTATCCTTGTTGGTTTTACTCTGCTCGTTATCAATATCTTTCCGGACACTCTCCGGAAGATCGGCATAAGCGAGGCGTTTACAGGCCAACGCCATGACAGAGTACACTACCGCCCGAGAAACCTTATCTCGCAATCTTTCATCCACGACCTCTCCAAACCGGGGTTCCACGCTATCCATCCACACTTCACGGATAATCCATCGTACCCGGATCATGAAATAAAGATTGTTGATTCCCAACCATCGATTGAAATCTTGCACCGATATCGGCAACTCGTCCAGTTCCTGCTTTTGCCCCGAATCAGTCCACTCTTTAAAATTTTCCGGATCACGATTCAACACATCGATCAATTTACCCATCCAAAACCAAGCCGTGTTGATCAGGTTATTCGCCAGTTCGTCTTGTTGATACTTGTAAATGGTGGTTTCATCATTATTTTTCTTCGTGGTGATCCCATCATTACCGATCCGAACGATCAAATAAATTAATTGCTCGTAGAGAGCCCAATGCAACAAGGAGCGTTGTAAAAATTCTAAAGCCTCAACATCCGGATCCGGGTATGCCTGCACGATTTTCGAGTAGGTTTGTTCCCCGATAGTGTCTGCTACCAAGTGAGCAGCTTTCAGCAATCCACTCTCGATATTATCAAACTCCAGTGTCGTGTTTATACCCGACATCCGGGATTTTGCTTCATCAGCAAAATTATCTCTTGAAAATGGTATTTGTATCATAGTCCTGATTTTATTTACCTACCACATTCTCCTGACGGTCTGCAGGAGTTGTTTCTTGCTGCTTACTCGGTATATCAATCCGGAACCCGAGTCGAATATTCTCTTTCATGGCATGCGGGAAATTATACCGGATTGCCCGGTTGATATCCTGCGTCACGTAAAATTCCGCTATCACCAAGGCATTCGCGTAGATCAGATAGTTATAATAAACATCGGAGCCGGACTTCGATAGGACCCCGTCATTTTCAACGTTCGTGATCGAGGCATTAATACCTTTGCCGGCAAGGATCACCTGATCCGCTCGCTTGTCGTAACTAATCACCGCTTCCATGTACTCTTTAAACGAGCCGGGAAAATCCTTGAACTCCCACCCGTCTTCTCCCCATTTAGTCGATGCCCATAGTTTCCCTTGGTTTTCCCCTTCACCGGAAAGAAATTTCGTGATCTGCCGGAGTTGGTAATTAATCAATTGCTCCATCATCCCCTCGTGGAACTCCACCGGATTCCCGCTTTCATCTGTCAACTTCACGCCTTTGTAGTAAGTCGAACGAGCAGTCCCGTTTATCATGTTATCTCGACAAATGTTTTCAAGAACGCCTTTCTCGTGTTGGTACCAAGAACCGGGAATAATAACATGCACATGGGCGTTCAACGCATTACGCAGGTATGAATTTATATACCGGGGAGTAAGGTTCGATCCCTTGATCCACTCTTGGAGTCCTTTAAACCATCGGCAAAAGGGATAGATTGATTTCCCGAACGTTTTATCTTTTACCCAGCTAATTGCGGTTGGGTATGCAAAAGGATTCGCCGGATCGAAGCGATGGTATATCTCAAACTCCGAAGCCGGAGCCATCCAGTCCCCGAGAATCACGTATTGACAGTCGGCATCACTTAACTGCCGATTGACGGGAATCTGTTTATTTGTCGCGAATCTCGCACGATCGCTACATTGATACGAAAGTGCTCGCACGGGTATCGAACCCGATACCCGACGAGACACGTTGAAATGATATTGAGTGATGCAGCAATTGGTGTGATAAAAATCTTCAATCAAGTTTATCAGGTAGTCCCAGAAATGCCCGTACCCGTTAGCTTCCCAAGATTCAAGCCAAGACATAATCTTTTCGTCTTCGACCGGAACCCGAACCTGCTTTTTATTTTTTCCCTCTCCTTCCGTGATCGTCGTGTAAAGATACGGTCCTCGACCAAATAAGAATTCTACTTGCTTTTGGAGTATTTCCGGGAGTAGCTTGTTGTCGGAAACCGTGTTATACACTTCTTGGGGATACAAGTTATGGCCTTCTCCCCAGATCGGGACGGTAAACCCTTGTAGTTGCATTGTCCGGTTCTCGTTCAGATAACGAGCGTATAGGTTGTGATACTCACTATTCGACATCCCATCCCGAGAGATCGCACCTTGTACTTCAAAGGTCACTACATTCCCGTTAGACGTGTAGAATCCAGAATCACCGTTCATTTCAAATTTATCCATAACCTTAATCAATAAACCAATCTACTTTTAATAACTCGTATCGAGGGGGAAAAGCAACAAAACGAAGCAATTTTTTCCAACACATCCGGGGTTCGTCTGTATCCGATATCACGTAAGTCAAGTAGTGATCCGGATCCACCTTCGTCACTTTCTCTGGCATAGCCGGACGTAACCGACAATGTTCAACCTTTCGGAGTTCCCCTCCAACACCAGTTTTCCGGTTGCAAGTGAAGTGGATCAGCGTGAAGGTCTCGTCCTTCATCTTCGAGATTAACCTCATTCGGCGTATCGCTTCCGCCCCTGATATGACTTGTCGTGTTCCCATAGCTCGAATTTAAATCCGCTTAAAGGGAGAGGAAAGGACAAAAAAATCCCCGACCTGTAAAGCCGGGGATAGTTGTTGATTATCAAACAGAGCTCATTGAGCAAAGTTTACCGATAGCAATTCATTCGCGTATATTTTTAACCCATCAAGGATTCGTTGTTTTACTTTTGCCCCCGGACGCTTAATCCCAAGAACATATTGTCTCATCAGGCTCTCGTTTATACCCGCGATACGAGCAAGAACCGTCTGATTTATAAGTCCGTTATAACTTTCTAACAAGGATGGTATATCTTCAAATTGATACACAAATCCAAAATCTCCATCCATCCACTCGGCACGTTCTTCCGGGTATAGCCCCTCAATGTGAAATTGAAGTCCCGAGCGAATATCTTTTTTCAATTTTTCAAATGTTGGACGGGAAATCACGTACCCGTCAACCTCCGGCAAATGGGCTGATACTCCCTTCCCCGCTTTTTGAACAATCACCTGTAATGTTTTCATATCTCCTTTGTTTTTTAGATTACGTGGGGGTTAATCCACGTAATCTTTAAATTTTATACCTGCCTGTCTCTCCATGCTTTTCAGATTGTCTGCCGAAACATCATCTGAAAGCTTTCCGTCAACTGTTACCGTTTTCCGGATAGTCGGGTGTTTGAATTGCCGATGGCTTGTACCGTTTTGTCTGGCCTTATACCAACCGAGCGATTCTAAAATCCGAATAATCTCCCGAATCTTAAACACTCTTTTCATAGAACTCTATTTGATTAACAACAATACAAAGGTAACATTTTTCGTTACCAAAACAAACTTTTATCCCATAATTTTTGAAAAAACCCCCCCCCCCCCCTCTGGGGGCGGGCAGAAAAATCTCAGGTGTG